TATCCTGTTGCGCTGCAAATACGTTAGCAGCGGCGCTCATAGATCTAGCCTGAGCATCTTCCAGCAGTTTATTGACTTCGGATTGTATGCCTCTGAGTTTGGCTACTAAACCATTTACAAGCGCATCGGCTTTGTCAAAGTAAGTTTCCCATTTAGCAAAAGGATCACCGGCTTCAAGCCCCACCAGCGTTTCGGCTAGGGTTTCAGTCTGGCTTTGTAGTTTGTCTAAACGCTCTAATAACTTCTCAGCCTTATCAACATCCTGCTCTTGGATGGCTTGCTTTAGATCTTCAATAGTCTGCAATTCAAGTAATCGGCGGCGTTCCTCATCGCTGATATTGCCTTGCAAAGCTGCTGCAATTTGGATGCGGCGTTCGTCAAACTTAGATGCTGCCTTGTCAATCTTTTGGCTGATTTGCTTTAGTCGGTTAATCTTTTCCTGTTGCTTGATTGACTTTAGCCGTAGCGCTTCAAGTTCCTTTTGGCGCTTAATTGCAGCTTCTTCTATCGCACGGTTTTTGGCATCAATGCCGGGTTGTCCAATGCCCAGTTTGTAAAATGGCGTTACTAAAGCGTTTTGCTTTTGTCCGGCTTTCTGTAATGCGACAATAAGGGCTGCTAATGGATTGCCAGTCATGGCTGTACCCATAATGCGGTTCATCAAGCCTTCTTTGCCGCCAAATTGTGATGTTACCAGCCCAATGTAATAACCTAGACCTCGGAATACATCAGCTGTTATTGTGCCAAATTCTTCCATAGCACCAGTAGCACCAGCGATACCATTCTCACCAGATAACATGCCAAACGCATCAACTAAACCTTCACCTACGGTTGTTTGCATACGCTCGTATGCTGCGCTAATAAATGAAACCTTGCCAGCATAAGTATCAAGCTGTGCGGCTTTCTGACCTGCAAATTGCTTGTTTAATAATTCTTGGACATCGTTAAAGCGTGTGGTGCGTAGTTCGGCTTTAGTCAATCCGATGTTGTATTTAGAAAGGCTAGTGTTATTGCCTAAATACGCGCGTGATAAATCATTTACAACCGTCTGCAAGTCATAACCGCTGCCAGCCGATACGTCTAAAGCTGTGGCTAATATGTCCTGCGATTTGTTGATTGATCTAGTAGTTTGTGCCAATGTTTGAAATGCTGGTCGCAATTCACCTTTTGTAACGGCTGTGGCACGCTCTAATGATTCTAAATAATCTTCAATGGCAGGTGTAGCGAATCCTAGATTGACACCCTTTAGCGCTTGCTCAAATCGGTTAGCGGCTACTTCTTCTTCCTTGAACGCACGCACCGATTCTTTAGCAAATTTGGTAATGACGGCAACAGAAAAGACCGTTGCAACGGTTCTGCCTAGCTTCTTAAAATTATCTTCTAGCTGATTTGTGGCTTTCTTGGCTTTGTCGAAACCTTGCTTTTTTAACTCAGCCGCAATAATGATTTTGATTTGTTCATCGCTCAAAGCCATTATGCCACCATCCTTTTAGAGTTCTCGATTTCTTTTACAAGGTTATTACGCGCCGTGTTAATAGATTGCAAGATTGCATTTAGGGCTTTGCCTTGATTGCGAGCATAAGCGGCATAAAGCAAACGACCTGTGCTCTTACGACCACGCCCGGAGTAATCTACTAAAGCGCCTACGCCACTCATAGCTCTATTAAATCTTGCTCCAGCATTAGGATTATTTGATTTGCTTTCAGGATCACCGCCCGGATTTAATCGACCTGCGGTTTCTATAATGCCACCCATCGGTGATTTATTTAGTAAAGTAAATAACGAAACAAATCCGCTACTTTTTACTTTACTAGGCGCAACGGAATAAGTTAATCCTTTACGGATTACTCGTTGATCATAACTTGGAAATGCTCTTTTTTTCCCTGTGCGAGATTTGCGCTCATAGCCGGGATTGTTTAGATTGTAAAGACCGCCGGGTGCGCTGCTAGGTACTTTGTTTCTAGCATCTGCAACTATTGGCTTTAAGGCTGCGCGCACTTCTTTATCAAGTTGCTTTTTAATATCAGGCGCGAGTTTACCTAGAGCTTTCCTAAGCCCTACCACGCCTTCTATGACCACCGGCATGTTTTCGCGCTTCCCCTTGCTTCTTAATTACTTCATAAATCGCTTTTAGTAAATCACGATCCATGTTGATAAATTCGCTAGGCGCGATTCCTAGATTTACCGATAACTCAGCTATGCGGTAAGTCCAAGAATCACGCGTTAGCCATTTGGGGAATCATCTCCCAAAACCTCTACTGATTTCAAGGTTTGTAGGAAAGCATCCCCAAACGGCTTAACATCTGTGCCTGATCTTCTTAGGCACTCCCATGCAAGCCAATAGATGTCTGATTGCTTTTGATCTTCGCGGAAGGCTCGGTAAAAACCTTTCTTTGCGTACTGCTCAAAAGCATATTCAATGGCTGGCGTAATCTCGTGTAAAGATTCGCTGCCATCTGCCCTGACTACTTTTAGACTTGCCATTTTGCCCTCTTTCGTTTATTAGAACGAGCCGGTATCGGCTACGGTGACTGCGGAGTTTACCGTAAAGGTTACGTCCATTGTCGCCATGTCGCCCACGCCACCATTGATAGGTGTTAGGTTGTTGACCAAGATGTCGCCGCTGTATAACTCATTTTGAGCCGATACTGCTGCGACTGAATCGTTGATTGCTTTCCAAGCTACGGTTGTTCCGAAAGCTGCTTGAAGGGTTGCCAAAACTTCGCCAGTTGCTTGATCGTTAAGAAATGACACGGTAAGGGTTGCGGTTTCCAATCCCTTGACATACTTTCTGGATGTGTCGCCCATCGCACTTACTTCGAGCTCGTCAAAAGTCTGGTTTAGGGTGATTGCAGTAACGTGATCAGAGAGATCCACGTTATTGATTTTCAACCCAACGTTGTTATTGAGAAAAACTGCCATGTGGATTACTCCTCATCTTTCTTAGCGGTTGGTTTTGCTTCTTTCTTTTCCACGGGCTTTACCTGACCGATTTTAGTCAAGAAACGCTCGCGCTCTTTGTCATTATCAGCCATGTTTAGCTCCAATCGGATAGAACGCTGATTGATACTTCACCAGTTAGCAGATCACCTGCTGTACCAGTCAAGACTGCCGGTGCGCTGAAAGTTCCGATTGAGTATGCAATCGATGATGCTTCCAGCTTGTTTACTAAGTTCAAATAAAAATCTTCGATGTTAATTAGGTTGCCTTGATTGTCAAACATAGGTGCTACGACAATCAACTTGAAATTGACTTTAGGCTTAACCGTTTTGTAGTGATCATTTGATGGTTCGATGTACGGATCACCCGGCTCAATTACCACGCTGTTAGCAAGCAAGGTGGCAGGTGGGAAGGAAAACACCTGCCACGTTGCATTATCAGCTAGTGCAGTCGCGATTGTTCCACGCAGGGTTGTTATGGCACTCACCCTACTTGACCGCCCGGTGCTAGATGATCCGCAAGCAAACCGCGCACGCGTGCCATTAGCGTGTTGCCCATTCTGTAAGGGCTAGGTGTAAAGTCAGGTGAAATGCCGCCAGCGTTTGATGCTTGGCGCGCTTGCCATATATCCACGGCAATCATAAGTGTTGCTTGATTAACTTCCGGTAATGTTTCATAATCAATGTGAGTAATGCCATATACAACGCCGAAAGGTATAAGTGCGTTCTTAGCCTCAGCGGTGGCATTGTTTACTGCATAAGAAATTGAATCTGCCGTTGGAACGGCGGTGACGGTTTTAGAGCCGTTATATTTAGCACCGGCATTTTCCACGGTTACTGTTTGGCCAACAATAAAGTCATGAGGTTCGCTTGTGTAAATTGTAGCTACACTCGTAGTGCTCTCGTGGGCAACAATGCTATATTTGTTAAACCATAATTTTGCTTTGACGATATTTTCTGCGGCTTGGCAGACTTCTTCGACAACAGCCGAGCTATACAAAGCGCCAATACCGAGTGCTGTGCGCAATTCGGCTTCGGTGACGTATGTAGCTGCCATGCTGTTTCCTTTCTAGGTTAGACCCGGCGCTTAGGGCAAAAACGCCGGGCTAACGTTTACGATCTATAAGTTAGATCAGGCCTTGTTGAACCAATTGACCCCTGCCGCCACCTTCGTAGCGAGTGCTCCATATCCGTAGTAGAGCAGATCAATTGTTCCATCGGAATTTACATTGGTGCGAAGCTGGAATCGTGGTGACTCGTACCATGTGTAAGCATCTGGATTGATTACAGCCATTGAGTAATCAGCGGTTGCATCTGACCCAGAGCCAGTAAAGTTGCGTGAAACATAGAGATCAAGACCTGCTACGTTGCCACGGAAAGAAAGCGGTGAAACAACGCCGCCAGCGTTTGAAGGCTGTGCTGCATTGTAGATTGGGCGACCTGAATCATTGTAGCCCATGATGTTGCCCCATTGATCAGGTGTCACCAAAAGGTTGCGAGCGAAACCGAGTGAAGCATTGTAAACGGCTGCTGCTGCGCTTGAAATGTATGCAAGCAATCCGGTTGCGGAGTTTGCTTGACCTGTTGCATTCAGAGTACCTGCACTCTGAATAGCTAATGCAACATAGCTATCAGTTTCCTTTGCATACGCAAATTCCATTTGACGGACAAGCTCATCAAAGAAAGCAGGGCTTGATCGGTCAATGAGTTCTACCGTAGTAATTGCGCGACCCTTGAAAGGCTTAACATTTACGGTGATGTAAGATGCAGTTAGTTGTGACTCTGAAATTGCTTGATTCTCATCAATCTGATCTACTGTTGGAACAGCAGTAATCTTTGGAATTTCAAAAGACATTCCAGCATCAGGAAGTGTGCCACGGCTGATTGAATCAATTACACCGCGATCAGCATTTGATAATGGATTTACGACCTCAACGAGCTGCCGGGTAGGAATCATGCCCGGTGCTGTTGATGTTTCGTTATCTGCTGCTTTTACATAAAGTGCAGCTTCTTCGTCACCAAGAAACTTAGCGCGTAGAGTGTTTTCAAGGTACTTAGCCTTTGTAAACTCTAGGCGTGGCTTGGTGTAAATCGGTGCGCTAACAGTTGGGCGAGCAGCCTCTACCGCAGGGGTTTCGACCACAGGCTCAACGGTTGCGGTGTCTGGAGTATTCTCCACGACTGCCTCGCTTTCGTTTTCGGTTGGTTTTTCTTCTGCGGCTTCTTCTTCGGAAGCTGCAACGCTCAAAACTTCTGCGCTCTTAAACGCAGCAGCTTGAACAAGACTTGTTTCCATCATTTTGGATGCGCGGATGCGATAAACATCTCCATCACGCTTTCCATCAATTACTTCAACGCCCACAGATAAACCGGAGCGCAATTCTTCCGATGCTTCAACAAGAGCATCATTTCCGCGCGTTGTCGCGCTGACCTTAAAGGTTGCGTAAATTCCATCTTCACGCTCTTGAAACGAAACCATACGCCCGATAGGTTTTTTGGCATCATGTTCAAGTAAAAGTTTTGGCTTAGGGCTTGTAGGAATCTCAATAGATCCTTTTTCAAACACTACTTTACCAGCTGACGTAAAACCGACCTCATTCTCAAAAGGCACAATCTTTCCTGAGATGGTGCGCTCGGAGATTGAGCACTCGATTTCACTAGAGAACGTTAGGTGCATCTGCGTTTCCGTTCGGTGAGAGGTTTTCCATTTCCATAGCTTGCTCTACGGTAATTAAACCAAGTGCAAGCATCTTTTCAATGACGGCTAGGCGCTCCAAAGCATTTACAGCCAAGAAAGCATCCTCAACGTCAAACTTAACAATATTTCCTCGCGCCGTAATGTCATCCATAGATAAGCGATCTTCGATTGCATGGACATATGGCGCGAGGCTAAGACTTACAAATTGACGGCGCTCATCTTGCACATTTGCATAAGTCATGCTGTTGTTCATGTCTGCGCT